GTATCACGCGAATGGCCCTTAGCCATGCACGCTTCAATGCTTGATTCAGGAACGTAGCAGCAGATCAGCAAGCCAATGATGCAGGCAGCTGCTACTAGGATTAGGGTTAGTTGGTTGTTCATATTCCCTCCGTTGTGATGGCTAAGGTTTACCAAAGTCTGGTGAACACGTCAACAACAAAATAACAAAAAGTTGGTATTGACCGTGACTGGCTTGTTTGCTAGTGTTGGTATTCATTGGAGGTATCATGACGTTATACGAGTGGAGAAAATCTAAAGGCTGGTCGCAAGAGAAGCTGGGGGAAAAGCTTGGCATGAGTCAGCAGGCGGTAGCCTATTGGGAAAAGAAAGGTATCCGCAACAAGTTCCTTAAGAAGGCCATTGTTGAAAAGTCTAAGGGCGAAGTTACGGAATGGGGCGGCGCGGAATGACCAAGCTTAAACTAATTGACTTAGAAAAAGAACGGCTAGAACAAGAGCAAGCCGATACTAATGCAAAGCTAGACAGTTTGCCTGTGCACGTCGAGTGTCTTAAATGCCGCCACCGGTATACGCTGAAAATTGCTGAAGTGGTGGGGCATATACGCTGCCCTAAGTGCGCTTCTTCCTCGCGATAGCGCAGGTAACGCAAGCGCGCGACTTAGTGTAGCGCGGAATTCCTACATAGAATTTTAGGCGCTCACGGCGAATAGCCTCCGCCACTATCTCGACGTCACTGGGTTCTTGTGTCATGCGCAATCCCCGTCCATTTTCTTAAGACGCTGAACCACATGCAGCGCCAAAGTCATGTAATCACTTACTTGTTCCTCGGTTGGTTTTTCTTCGCTATATTTACGAATTCCCTCCAAAGTATCGCATCCGCTACATGAGCCATAACTAATGCGGCAGTACCAATAATCATCGGGCTGATAGCCGCCAGCCGCCACAACAAACACTAGGGTTCCTTGGCAGTTGCCATCATCAATCTGGTGTATTCTTTCCGGGGATGGGTCGTCATACTCATCTTTAGAAATAGCCGTAATTACAGCGTGCACAATAGCCTTGTAATCCTCAGGATGTTTTTCCGAGAACTGCGCAATAAGCATCGGCTTAGCGTCTAAAAATCTATCTATGTAAGCCTGTATCATTTCTCACCTCCCATCGGCACATCAACCCATTGGCCGTTTACTTTCATTTGCAGGATGCGCTGTGAAGGCATGCCAAGCAATCCTATGGGGTCTTGCGGGTGTGGTCGTTCTACAAATCTCAGGTCTTCAATCATCACTCTCTCCTATTTGTTTAAACACGCCAAGGCTTTAGAATAGTCCCGGCACGCTTAGCTAGTAACAAAGCACTCATAAGCACTCGTGTACCGTAGGGTATCTGCCCAGTTTGTCTAAACAACCGTATGCCACGCTCACTATAACCCAAGGCTTTAGCAGCTTGTGCGTTGGTGTAGCCCATCTTCTGTTGCCAGCGTTCCATCATTTATCCGCCAATCTCTGCTTCATTTTTTTTGTACACTCCCCATCCTCTACATGAGTGTAACCTTTTTTAATAAACCATATCGTCCCGTGAACGACTCCATACTCATCAGCAATATGGTACTCATTTTCCCCAAGTTTTAGACGCTTTCTTATGTTCTCCGCATCGGCTCTCGAAAGCTTTGTGGTGCGTTTCTTTCTTGAGTTTTCCGCCGTTGTAACAATTCTGCAATTATCCGGCTCATAATTACCATCATTATCTATCCGGTCGATAGTCATGCCATCCTTAAGGCCAGCTTGCGAAGCCCAAGCCAAAAATCCCTCAATTTTTAGCCACTCGTCGCAAATGGCAATTCCCCTTCCGCCGTATCTTTTATATTTTGGATGATTGGGATTAAGGCAACGCTGCTTCATATTCTGCCAAGTGTTGTAAATGCCGCGCCTATTTTCCTTACCGCCCATGGCTAGGCCGGTTGAATACCTTCCGTTGTTCTTACCCGATAAACCCTTGCGCATAGCCAAATAACTCCGAAATATGATTAAGTGCCAGCGATGATATACCAATGGCAGGAAGAATCAAAGCAAAAGGTATTTCGTCATCTAGCTCTGGATCAACCTTAGCTGCACGCGCATCGTTATCTTTCTTCACGGCATCCAGCGGCTTTACAAAATCGGCAATGGAGTTGCGGTCACTATAAAATGAACCGTCATCCTTTTGCGCACCTTTGGAAATACCAAGCTTGGCTTTGCCAGTTTTGCCCACCAGGTCAAAGTCATGGACTAAGCCATTTGCATAAGCATCTTCCATGCCGTTAGCTTCGCAAATATGCTTAAGCTTAAACAGGTTCCATTCGCCTAACCAATCCTTGAGGCTCAAGACGTCGCCCTTGTCGTTATAGACATCCACGTCAATCTCGATCATGGTCTTGCCTTTTTTGCTGGTCTTTTCGACTGCTTGCTTGATCTCGTAATCAACAATGCTGTCTTTCGGCCAAAGGTATTTGCTGGCGCGCTCTTCGGCTTCTTGTTGGAATTCGGCATCGGATTTTGGTGTGAATTGCATTCTAGTTCTCCTCATTAAATATTTCGACTTGGTTTGCTTCTGCTTTTGGTAAAATTCGGTCCATGTTATTTTTCTCGTTGTAAGTAATTAGGTATGCCCAGCTTCCCTGAGCTTCGCCAACATCATTAATATTAGCGGAAGTTTTTGGAGCAATTACAGTGAGTTTAAGCGAGTCTTTTACAGCCAAAGCCTCTACCGTAACTTTAATGGCGTTGCGCCCGTCCGTTGCTAGTTGGTCAATGATTTTTCGCAAAGTTTCATTTGCCAAAAAATCAGCACGCTGAATAAAGCTGGATTGCGTTTCTTCACTCATGGTTCGCCAATCGCTAGGCATTTCACGCATGATTTGCATAATTTGATTTAACAAACGCTGACGCACGCTTTCTTGTGCCCCCGCTTTTGTTTGTTCTGGTATTGTTTCAATGTTAGACATTTCTTTCTCCTTAAGGTTACTTGGGTAATTTTGCTTCTAGACGGGAAATAACAACGGCGGCCTTATCGGTTGGCATATCGCTGTATTGCGTCACATCGGCCCAGCTTAGGTGTTTGTCCATTTCCTCAAGCGTGGTTTTCAATGTATCATTTAACTGAGTAATGCGCGCCAACTGTTCGGGAGTAACAAGCTTTACTGGCTCTGGTTTACGCTCTACCACCTCCTTGCCCCAACGTTCGGCAAACTCTTTATAACTCCATTCGATAGCCGTGGCTTCAGGAAATGATGCAATGCGCGACTTGGTAATAAATGCTTTACGTGATGATCCAAGTTTACGAATATGCAGCGCTAAATCCAGCTCATAAAGCAATTTATCCCACGCATCGGGCTTTACGCCCTTTTGCTCACCATCCGACCAGTTGGGCGTTTCATGGCAAATAAGAATCACGTTCATATCCAGTGTGCCGAGCAAGCCGACCAGCTCGCGCGATTTGCGCACCGCAGGTTTTTTGCTTGATCCGAATTCATCTTTTAACCCGGCCTTGCGTAGGCGCTCTTGCTCATTGGCAATCTCAAGATTAAAAAGCTTGGTAAAACTATCAATCACCAGTGTTTTGTATTCGTGTTTCTCGCTACGCAGCGCCCGAATTTGCTCAAGCACCTCATCAAAGTTTTGCGATCCTTGCTCTACACCAAGGTAAACGCCACCAGCTTTTTCAAGCTTGTCGGTGTATTCCTTGTTGGTGGCTCCACGCTCAGAGTCGATATAATAGACCTTGGGAAAGTCCAGCGCGGTGAAAGTTTTCCCAACGCCAGCTTCACCAAACACTAGGATGGCTGGCTTCTTGGGTTCGGCGGTTTTAGGCTTTACTGCTTTAAGTTTTGACATACTAAATCTCCTGTGTTGACATATTCCTACTTGGCTGCTACCTTCATGTCAACAACTAATTACACACCGGGGTAAGAATAATGAAAGATAAAGTTAGCATCGCCATCCCGCCCCAAACGAATCAATGGTTGCGCGAGGTTTGCAAGAAAACCGGCGAGTCGTTTAGCGCTTTAGTAACGCGCCTGCTTATTGAAGCTCAGGCCAGAAGCAAATGAGCAGCAACGAGCGCCGCCTCCAGACGCAGGGCGTCAACTGGCTTAAGATGGCGCTCCCGCAGGTAATGGTAATTGCAGTCATCAACGAATTGCCGCAAACTAACGGTAGTGATGAAGAGCGCCATGCGAACATGATTCGTATGCAGATTATGAAGGGCATGGGTCTTTATCCCGGATGCTCTGATTTGATTCTATTGTGGAACGATGGAGCGATGCAGATTCGTTTTCTCGAAACCAAGGACAAGGCCCCGCAATCGGTCAATCAAAGAGCTTTCCAATTACGTTTGGAGTGGTTAGGCGGGGTCTACCATATTTGGCGATCCATACCAGAACTTGAATCATTGTGCCGTTCTTGGGGTTTAAAGCCCGCCGCGCCTGCGCCGTCAGGGGGCACGCCGCACAACAGGAAGCAGCTGCAGGCAAATATGTTGCACGAGCTTAATCTTGAGATGCGTTGTCGAGATTAGTTTGCAGGTCAAGTTCGGTTAGGAATATTCGCATGCGAAGGCACGCGCTTTTTTCAAAACTGTTGCGCTCCATGTGGAGAACAAAATTCAACATATCATGAATTGCCTGATTATATTTTTTCATTCCTAACCCATACTCTTTGTGGTTTATCGTTTATGCGTCGAACCACATTCTCAAAGCCATTGGATTGCAGAATGGATGTCACCCGTCGCGTTGAACGCTGATCGCGCTCGCGGAACTCAAGCCCGATTTTCTCAAGAATGTCGGTAACCTTGAACCCTTCGTATTGACGCGCGCCAAGCCTGATGCACGCATCCATAACCTCATCTTCCCATGAGTCAACGGATCGACGCATTTCTTGTGCCGCAGTTGCCAGACGCGCCTCCTCTTCGGTCGGCCCCAAATAGAGTCCAGATTTATAAAGCGTCACAGCTTCGGCCCAAAGCTGCTTTTTGTCCCTCTTAATTGCTTCAAGGTCCAGTGCCGATGATTTAAACGGCCAATAGCGGCGGTTGCCGGTCGGGTCTTTGAGATAATCATAGTTGTTGGTTGTGGCACTCAATACAAATTGACGCTTAAATACCGTTATCATTCGGTCGTAGGGCTTGCGGCAACGATCTTGCTTCAGCGTAATCCACCCCTTGATTTCCTCGTCATCTTTTTTATTAAATCCCGCAAGCTCGGCCAACTCAACAAGTATCGAACCCTGCAAGAGCAGGATAGAATCTTTCTGCTGAATATCGCTGATGCGGATATTATCCGTAAAATATTGTTCGCCCTCGAAGGTTGCCATTTCCTCCAATGCAGATGATTTGCCCTTTCCCTGCGTTCCCTCAATAACAAGCACATGGTCAAACTTGCAGCCCGGCTCATAAATGCGCTTGACTGCCGCTGTGAGCCATTTTTTACCGATGAACTCCAGGTACTCTGGCGCGTCTCCTTCGGCTCCCATGTAATACGATAGCCATGACTTGAGGCGCTCTTTTCCATCCCAAACCAAGCCGTCAAAATAATCCCTTGCGGGGTGGAACTTGTGCCTCTCCGCGCTTGATGCAATCGCCTTAAATACCTTGCCAACATCCGGCGTTATGCCCTCGCGTTCCAGCGCGGCGCAGCAATTAGTAATGTCTACATCATCAACGCGATGAACGTTGAATGTTTGCGGGTCATCCCACACAGGGCATCTCGTAACGTATATTTCTTTTGAGAAGTCGTTTAGCTTAAAAATTCCCCTGTAATCCTCGTGATTTTCTAAGACAAGTAGCGCGTTGTGGATGCTGCCGCGCTGTGGAACGCCGTTGCGGTCGCAATGAAAATCGTCGCGCCAATCGCCCTTAATTTCCAGTGGTGGACGGGTGGGGGACGCAGGAATTACCACATTGCCGACGCTTGCCCCACCCGTCCTAGAAACCTCGAAAGGCTTCATCTTTTCACGCCACTGCTCTTGGCCGTGCGCATTAATGTAATCGTTCCAGTCAACACCCTTTTTATCAGATTCGGGAAAATCAGGGTAGACTATAAATCCCTTGACCGCTGAAGCTGCCTGCTTTGCTTTTGTGATTCCGGGGTTATCTTTAGTATTTCTGTCGTTATCGGCAGCAATAACAATATTAGCATTAGGAAATTGTTTGCGCATCAATTCAGCAACGGGTTTTAAATTCCCAGCCGTCATAGCGCAAACGACATGGCCGCTACCCTGCTCTTGGATGGTCGCGCCAGTTGCAAAACCTTCGGCGATGATAAGCGTTTCAGGCTCTTGGTCGTCGGTAAAAAATGGGAAAAATCCGCCCTTCGCGCTGCCGCCGCATAAAAACCATTTATCTCCCTTCACGCCTATTTTTTGCACCGTCCACGCGTAACCGTCCGGCTGGATGACAGGAACAATCAGCTCATTGGTTTTTGCTCTCCATTTTAGCGTTGGATGCGCCTTTACTTTCTTGGCTACCAAATAAGGATGCTCACCCGCTGAAGGCATCTTTTCAATTACACTAGTAAGCCGCCGCGCCATCCGCTTTTGGCGCTCGTAGCGTTTCTTTTCCTTGGCCCATGCCTCCTTTTTAGCAATCTCTATGCGCTGCTTAAATAACTCGCGCTCTTGTGGGGTTAAAGACTTAGATATTTTACTTATGAATCGTACTGTACTGCCAGCGCTTGACCCAAATTTGAAGCTGTGGAACCAGCCAATTCCTACACCATCCTCGATTTTTAATTGGTAGCCGATTGTCTTTTGGCGAGCCTTATCCTGATCGCAGGAAATGCGATGGCGCACGTCGTCTGCCAGAATTTCCCCCACCATACGCGGGGCGCAGCCATATTTTGCCATTTCATCGGCAAACTGCTGAATTATATCATGTTCCATTGGTTTTCCTGTGCGCTCGTGGTCAATGTGGTAATATCAATAGAGCATAAAATTTGCCTCGTTACAACACAATTGAGCGGTGTAACGCGGTGTAACAGGAATCGGCTATTAAAATCAATTGGTTAAGGTGTTTTGTTACAGTTACACCACTTTTTATAAAACTTAGTTGTTGTTTGTATATCACGCGTATACGCGCGCCCGCGCCTAGTGTTTTAGCCTCTTGGGAAACATGCTTAGCGGTGTAACAAAGGGGTATTTTGCTGTTAATGTCTTGTTATATATATCGAATTGCCGTTACATCGCTCGTGTAACAGGCTTTTTCTGGACAAATGATACTGGTTGTTGCATACTCCGGTAGCAATTAAGGAGATTATCATGGAACCATCCAACATCCTCTGGGACTCTCTCAGCGACCTATCCCGTTTAGCTCGCCTAGAATACACCTGCCGCCAGATTGAATGGCATAAGTTCAACGGTAAGCCAGAGGGGAGTAGCTGGAAGGGGTGGATGTTCTAACGCTTCTTCCTCAACTGCTGTAAAATCGACGTCTGAGCGATAACAGACCCTTTAAATCGATTCTTATGCGCAACACGCTGGAAGGTCTTGGGACGTACACTTAACAGGCTCATGGGGGCCTCCTTTGCTGAAGTTTTAATTAGACCAGCGTAAATTAAAAGTTAAGCGGGCGGGTTCAAGATACTGTCAGGGCATCGTTAAAGGGTTATTTTCCGTAATGTGCATTTTAGGGCTTGCAATTCTAAATGATATGTGGGATAAGGAATTATCAAACGGAAAGGCATAACATGCAAAAGAAACTAGGCGGTAAACGCAAAGGAGCTGGCAGGCCAAGAAAATGGGCATCCAGTGCTGATTACATGCGGGTGAGAATACCAAAGGTGCGATTGGAGGAATTCAGGAAATGGCTTGCAGGGGTGATGGGGGAGAGCGGGAAATGAAAAAGTTGAACAAGCACGCAGAGCATACTTACGAATTTCGCCCAACTCCCGGTTTCTTTGTGGGCGAAGTGCGCCGCTATGCGGGCGGTGAGTGGTTGCCCGATGATGGGGAATACGACCTAGCCTTCATTGGTTCGGCTAGGGGTGGTTATCCTTGCTGCCTTATGGTAGAACTGCCTTACCAGCATGGGATTGCTTGGTCGGGGCTTACCTCCCATTGGAGCGCTAATGATGACAATCATCCCCGAGGCAATGCTTGGCACTATATGTTGCACGAGAACTGCACCGAATGGGGCGGCGATTGGGGTCGAGATAGGCATGCAAATACTAAAGCAGGACGCTCCGGCATGTCTAAAATGAGCAGCGAGAAAGGATGTGCGAATGGTCGGCACGTTGAATTTAACCTAGACGACAAGCATATTGCCGCAGGTCTGTTGCGGATGGTAGAAACAAAGGAGGTTGTTAAATTTCCCGAGCATCCGGTTTGCATGTATTGCGGCGACCTGTGGGCGGAAAAAATCAAGCAACTTAAGGAACAACCCCAATGACCAGTAATCTAGATTTACGCCATGAAGCAGCTAACGCTATAGCCAATTATATGCACCATGAGTTGTTTGAGATCACTGGCGATACCCGTATGTTGCCTTGGCTTAAGAAACAAGGCGAGGAGTTCATGACAATGATTGATCGCGCCATCAGTGCTACTAAGGGCCACCCAATGGCCGCTGAGCTGAGGGGTAGAACAGAACCCGGCCAATAGCCGGTATGATGCGGCGGTGTAGCTCAAACAGAGGAGAGCGCGGAACTGCCCGGAGATGTGTGGTGAAAGGCCCACCACTGCCCGCATCTTTTTTAACCAAGTGAGGGGGGGGGTGATATGAGTGATGTTGCTAAATTTATTCTTTTTCTTTTGCTTTTGATAGCCGCTAGCACGGGGTTTTCAAATGCACTGGCTATCGCCTCTATGCGCGACAAATGTATCAACTTTAACACCACCCACTAAGGGGAGAGAGTAAGATGACCGATAGACGCAAAGAGTGCTTAACGGAGCAGGAATTGAAAGATGCCCTTGGTCCTGTGGGCCTAGTATTTTCCAGCTTAATGCCGGAATATATCGAACGCTCAGGCAAAGACCGTAGGCAAGAGGATTGGTTGGGGGAGGCGCTAAGGGCTATTGAGTGCCCCAAGCATCACCAAGCCAAAACATGGGAAACGCCAGAGAAGCACGCCATCCGCCTCATCATTAAAACCATAGACCGTCGGAAATGACTCTTGCCAACCACTCAGCTTTATGCCATAATCCACATTGCAACTCGGTGATTAAACAAAAGATTCCCATACGGGAGCAAGCGCAAAGCAAGTGCGCCGGGTTGCGTGAGATAACAAAGGCAAAGGGATACCATGTCTACAGTTGATGGAATACAGGCGCTTTTGGACCCAGGCAACTTAAAGCGCGGCATCCAGATTATTAAAGCCGATGTAAACGGCAGCAATACTAACTATTACGCCGTTGGGCTTACTACCTCCCCAGGGAAAGCTCGGTGGACTACTGCCACTACTTCCGATAGTGACGCTACTAACGCAGCCGCTATTACTGCTAACCTTGCGCTTTAATGGGTTACAATGGCTCGCCCAAAGGGAGTACCAAATAAGTTAACTGCAGGCGCTAGACATGCCATCTTTGAAGTGTTTGATAAGATTGGCGGAGTGCAGGGGTTTGCTGATTGGGCCATTGATAATAAACAGGAATTCTATAAACTATGGGGGAAAAGCATACCCCAAGTAATGACAGGCGATCCTGAGAAGCCCATCCAGCATGTGGTAAAGTGGAGTGAGTGAGTTAATCGTCCCATACGCACCAAGGGATGCCTTTAGATCATACCACGCTAATAAAAAGAGGTTTTGCGTCACCGTTGCGCATCGCCGCGCCGGTAAGACAGTTGCCCGCCTTAATCGCATCATCCGCGCCGCTGTGGAATGCGAGAAGCTGAACCCAAGGTTCGGCTATATTTGTCCGTTCTACGTGCAGGCTAAAGAAATCGCTTGGGCATACCTCAAATACTACACCGCACCATTGGCACCACTGGGTGTTAAATACCACGAGAGCGATCTATCCATTACTTTTGGCCATAACAACGCCACGATAAGGCTTTATGGCGCTGAGAACGCTGAACGTATGCGCGGGCTATATTTCGATGGCATTGCACCCGATGAGGCCCAGGGCATGAGTAGCGCCATGCTTAGGACTGTTATTTTACCTTGCTTGGCAGATAGACAGGGCTGGCTTGATATATCTGGCACACCAAAGGGATGGAAGAACTTGCTGGGTGAAGTGGTGAAGATAGCACAAGAAAACCCAGATGATTGGTTCTTGCAGATACTTAAGGCCAGCGAAACAGGAATCCTGCCAGAGTCAGAGCTTGCGATGCAGCGTAAGCTAATGAGCGAGAACGAATATGAACAGGAATATCTTTGCTCCTTTGACGCAGCCATCACCGGTGCGGTTTATGGTAAGCAGCTAGCGGAGATGCAATCTAATGGACGCATTGCACCAAATCTATACGATCGATCACTACCTGTGCATACAGCGTGGGACTTAGGTTATAGCGACAAAGTGGCCATCTGGTTCTGGCAACGTGTGGGCATGGAGGTGCGACTAATTGACTTCTACCAGGCTAGCTTTGAAAATGTTGATCATTATGTCACGGTGCTAGAGAAGCGTGGGTATAAGTACGGCGATCATTATGTGCCTCACGATGCAGCAAATAAAACCTTAGCAGCCGGTGGTAAGTCGGTGATTGAACAGCTCCATAAGGCCGGTGTAAAAACTCGCCTTGTCGCAGCTACAAGCCAGATGAACCAGATTGAGGCGTTGCGCTGGGTTATGCGCAATATGTGGATTGATAGTAAATGTGAAGTTGGCATTGGCTGTTTGCGTGAGTATCGGTTTAAATGGATAGAGGATAGGCAATGCTACAGTGATGAACCGCGCCATGATGAGAACTCCCATGCGGCCGACGCGTGCGAAATCATTGGACAAGTTTTGAGAAAAGAGGTAAAACAGAATCCTGCACCAAAGCCTAAATTTTTGGAAGATTTGACTCTAAACGAGCTTTTTGAGGCCGAAAGCGCCTCCAATTCCAATAATGGGCGGATATAATGGTTGTTGAAATTGAGCGCACTCCGCGCCTTAAATATTATGTAGATCACATTAATGCTTATGAGCGTGAAACAAAGAGCTGGGAGTCGCGCAGCAAAAAAATCGTAAAGCGCTATCGTGACGCACGTGGCGACAATGACCGCAAGGTAAGTCGTTTTAACATATTGTGGTCCAATGTGCAGACACTGCACCCCGCCCTGTATGATGGCGCGCCAACCCCCAATGTTGATAGGCGATTTGAGGATGATGAGGAGGTCAACACTACTGTTGCGCAGATATTGGAGCGCTCGGTTTCTTATTTTGTTAAGACAAATGATTTTGATGATTGCATGAATCAAGTTGTTCTTGACCGTTTGCTTCCGGGTCGAGGAACGGCGTGGGTGCGCTACGTACCAAACTTTAGGGATGCGCAACTGCCTAGTGTTCAGGAGATTCAGGGTGATGGGCTACAAGTAACAGATGATATTGTTACCGGCGATGATCTTGACCAGGAATTGTACAGCGAAGATACGGTGATGGATTATGTGCATTGGCAGGACTTTGGGCACAATGTCTGTCGCACATGGCAAGAGAATCGCATGGTATGGCGCAAGGTCTATCTTGATAGAAAAGAGATCATGGACCGGTTTCGAGAAACTTGCATTGTTAATGGCCAGTTTGCCGTGCCTATGGATGCAAAGACTTTGGGAAAGGTTGATGACGATAAGTCGGAGGGTGCTAGTCGGGCTACCATCTATGAGCTTTGGGACAGGGTGACAAAAAAGGCATACTGGTTCCATAAGGACATGGAGGATTTTCTTGATGAGCGTGATGATCCTTTGAAGATCGAAGGATTCTACCCATGCCCTAAACCCATCTACGCTACGCTTGCCAACGACAGCATGGTGCCTACTCCTGATTACTTGCTGTACCAAGACCAGGCGCAGGAGCTTGATACGCTCACTGCACGCATTGAGGCGTTGAATAAGGCCCTGAAAGTTGTCGGCGTGTATGATGCCAGCGCTGAGGGCGTACAGCGCATGCTTAGTGAAAACGTGGACAACAAACTCATCCCCGTAGAGCAATGGGCAGTATTTGCTGAAAAAGGTGGGTTAAAAGGTGTTGTGGACTTCTTCCCGATTGAGATGGTTTCTGATGTTCTTATTCGCTTGTACGAAGCACGCGAAAAGACCAAGCAAGACATTTATGAAATTACTGGTATTAGCGATATTGTGCGTGGTGCGACTGATCCTAATGAAACATTAGGTGCCCAGGAACTTAAGGGTAAGTATGCTGGCCTACGTTTGAACAGCCAACAAAAGGAGGTTGCCCGCTTCTCACGTGATATAGTGAAAATCATGACTGAGATTATTGCTCAGCATTTTAGCATTGAAACTATAAAAAATATCAGCGGAGTAAGACTGTTGACTGCTATGGAAAAGCAACAGGCCATTATGTCGCAACAACCAATACCCGGCATGGCTGCCAAACCATTGCCGGAACATGTAGAGAAACTTCTTAAAAAGCCGACATGGGAAGAAGTGGAGGCTGTTTTACGTGAGAGTGGCGCTCGCTGTTTCCGTATTGATATTGAAACTGACAGCACAATCAAGGCGGATCAGGATGCCGAGAAGGCTAGCCGCATTGAATTCCTTACTGCTGCCGGTGGGTTTATCCAACAGGCCGCCCAGATTCAAGTGCCTGAGTTGCAGCCGCTACTGATGAAAATGCTAGATTGGGGTATTGGTGGATTTAAGGCTGGACGCGAGATTGAAACGGAATTCAAGGTAACCATGGATGCCATGAAGCAAAAGCTGGAGAATCCGGCTCCGCCGCAGCCTGATCCAGAGATTGAGCGCGCGAGAGCTGAGCTTGAAATTAAGAGTCAGCAGGCTCAACAGCAGGCCCAGTTAGACGGGCAAAAAATGCAGGCGGAGCTACAAATGCGACAAGCTGAATCCGCGACCACAATTGAGATAAGAAAGCAAGAAGCGTTGGCAAACGCCGCCCTGAAGAGAGAAGAAGCGATCTTTGAGCGTGAATTGAGGCGCGAGGAGGCTGCATTTGCACTACAGTTAAAAGCGAAAGAACTTGAATCTAAAATGCAGATTGAGAATAAACGTGTTGAAATGGGAAAGGCCCGGGAAAGCGATGACAAGGACGCATTGATTGAGGCATTAGAGCGCCCCAAGAAAGCAAAGATAAAGCGCGATAAAGAGGGGAAACTTGAATCGGTAGAGATTGCCTAGATGCCGGTTACACACTCAACAATTGCAACGCTGCCTGATGATCCTGATGTAGAGATTAACAAAGCCGAATGGAATGCTCCACATGTTATTTCTGTGGAAATGGATGAGCTGGACGCTAGCGGCACACCTGATGAAACTACTTTCCTTCGCGGTGATGGTGAGTGGGCAGCTGCCCCAGTTACTTCAGTAAACGGACAAACTGGAACTGTAGTTCTTGATGCTGACGACATTGATGATTCGACCACTACCAACAAGTTTGTCACTGCTGCGCAGATTAGCGAATTCACCGATAAGCAGGATCAGTTAGACGGCACCGGGTTTGTTAAAGCCTCTGGGACGTCCATCAGTTACGACAACACCACCTATATTCCTGATACGGAAAAGGGTGCGAATAACGGCGTAGCAACGCTGGATTCTGGTGGTAAAATCCCTGCAGCTCAGCTTCCTTCAACCGTGATGGAATTTAAAGGTACGTGGTCGGCTGCCACCAACACGCCAACCCTTACTGATGGAACTGGTGACGCGGGTGAGGTTTATCTTTGTAGCGCAGCGGGAACGGTAAATTTCGGGGCTGGTCCTATTACTTTTGCCGTAGGCGACTGGGTTGTTTACAGCGGAACTATTTGGGAAAAGTCCATCAACAGCAATGCGGTTGTTAGTGTTAACGGCCAACAGGGCGTTGTGGTTCTTGATACCGGCGACATAGCTGAAGCAACTGACCTAAATTACGTGAGTGACGCTGAATCTACCCTACTTGGCGGGATTACGGCCACAGCAGCAGAATTAAACATTCTTGATGGCGCAACGCTTACCACCACAGAGCTTAATTATGTGGACGGCGTTACCTCTGCCATTCAAACGCAACTGGATGGCAAACAGACATTAAACGCTAATCTTACGGCTATTGCAGGACTGGCCACGACAGATAACAATATCATCGTCGGTAACGGATCGACATGGGTTGCAGAAAGCGGAGCGACAGCCCGAACGTCGCTTGGTTTAGGAACCGCTGCTACTCAGAACACCGGAACCAGTGGCGCTAACGTTCCGCTGTTGAACGGCAACAACACACAATCTGGTACATTAACGGTTAGTGGCACATTCACCGCAAGTGCGACTACGACTACGCTAGGCAGTGGTACTGGGGCTATTACTGCAAACGTAGGAACTGGCGCTACGACCAACGGCACCACTAAAACGGTCAATATCGGAACTGCTGGTGTTTCTGGTTCTACTACCAACATCAACATCGGCTCGGCTGTATCTGGTGCTTTGGGAACCACTACTATTAATAGCCCAACCGTTACGTTTGGCACGCTAAACACTGCCGTTAAAGTGAATTATCTTACCGCTTCCTATGCGCTTGCAACTGATGCCAGCAAAAACCTTGTTTCTGTTGCAAACACAGGGACGGGGAATAACGTTCTTGCTACTTCACCGACGCTGGTTACTCCTAACCTCGGCACTCCATCTACTCTAGTCGGCACCAATATCACCGGCACCGCTGCTGGGCTTACTGCTGGCGTTGCGTCTACTGTTACGGTAGCCGATGAGTCGGCTGATACCACGTGTTATATGGGGTTCTTCACTGCCGCGACAGGCAACCTACAACCTAAGACAAATGCTTTAATAAAAGTCGATGCTTCGACTGGTAACGTTTATGTAGGCCCGCAATCAACACGTTACGCCATGCTTGGCGGTGACGGGTACATGTATGCCCGTTATGATGACAATTCCTCCAAATACCCGCTTAAAGTAGAAAACCGCCATATCAGCTTGGGCGCGAATGGCGGGGTTGGCATAGAATTCAACCTTGCTAATGACACCATAAATGACGCCATCACAGCCGGTAGGATATCCGTTGTTAAAGAACAAACCTGGACCACAACCGCGTCAACGCAAGACGCGTATTTCCTATTCTCGCCTGCTAATGACGGGGTGGCAACAGCTAGATTGCGGCTTTATGGATCGGGTTCACTGACGCCAAACGCTAATAATGGAACCGCCCTAGGCACAGTGAGCTTAGGCTTTTCTGGCCTTTTCCTTGGCACTGGCGCAACAATTAACATCAATAATAGCAACTGGGTTGCAACACATAGCTCAGGGATTCTGACCGTTGGCACGGGTGACTTGCGAGTTACCACTGCCGGCACGAACACCGCCTCAGTTGTCACCGTGGGTGGAACGCAGACTTTAACGGCAAAGACACTTGACAGCCCGGCACTGACTGGTTCGCCAACAGCCCCCACGCAAACTGCTGGTGATGCCTCAACCAAGATTGCCAATACGCAATATGTAGATAGGACCGGGTTCAGCATTATTCTTACGGAGGCCAGTGTCGCCCAGAATCTTACGCGCTACCAAGGCGCATGCGGAACGGCACCAAACGCAACCGAAACGGTTGTCGCGTTCCCCATGGCTGGATCGGGTGTTATTAACGCCATTGCTGTTCGCCTGCAAAGCAACGTTGTCGGCTCTGCCCAGACATCGGATTATACTGTGATGGTAAATGGCGTAGCATCTACTGTTACATGCTCGGTTCCAACCGGCAACTTTGTCGCTAGTGATACCGCGCACAGCGTGTCTTATTCCAATGGTGATACTGTATCGGTCCGCATTGTAAACAGCGCGACTAGCGGCACTACGATTGCCCATATCTGCATCTCGGGACGCAGGAATTCATAATGGGTATATTTAACAGACGCATATTCAATAATGCAATCTTCAACACCACAAACAATGTGCAAGTTGGTGGTGGAGGTGGCGGACCAGTTGATTACAGAGCCTACCGGAAACAATTAAGAAAAATTGCCCGCGCAGCAGATAAAAGACTCTATGCCGAAGCCAGGCGTAATTTACAGAATCTTGCTGTAAATGCCCCCATAACGATTTCTTCCAGCATTAACGCCATTCAGAAGCAGATAGACTTTGAAGCGCTGATTGAGCATCAATCACAGAACGCAGCTGTTGAATTAAGTATTGCACTTAAAAAACTTGACGAATTAATTTCCACGGCTATTATGCGTGAAATAGAGGCAGAGGAAGAAATGATTCTGATAATGGTCATTGTATGAGCATGTTCACGTTCAACGCCTCTAATCGCATCACCTCGTCAACTGGAACAATCGCCAGCACAACAAATGGCCTGCCCTTTGATAGTTCGGGTGCCTTAGTTGTAACTGACGGAACGGGTGCTCCCGCATATTATACGAATGGATGGCCCATGGAATCAACGGGCAAGGTCGCTATACATGTTGGTGGCACCGTTGCCTATACATCAAGTGGGCTGCCTTTTACATCAGCTGGTCGCTTGGTTACTGACAACACCAATACTGTCATTAATTATGTTAATGGGCTGCCATTTACTGCAACAAGGTTGAGTGTGGCATAATGCAACATATGGATGTTAAATACGACGACCTCCTGGCTGCAAAGGTGCTAACGCAGCAGGAGATTGACTGGCTATCATCTATAAGAATTCCCTACGGCGACAATACAGGTCTATGGCATGAAAAACAGCGACTGGACAAGTTAGTGGCTAACGCCATTGCTGCCGGTGCCGTTAAAATAATTCCACGTGAGGAAGTAAGGATTAGTGGCACCATACAAATTATTAGCGATGATCTAGGCATTCAGGGTGTTTTAAATCACGCTGACGGGAAGAAATATGACAGCAAATCCCAATATTATCGAGCGGTTAAACAGGCAGGATGCGTGGTCATGGGCACGGATGCGCCCACCACATGCAAGGAACCGGAATACAAGATTTGCGAGAATACCCTGAAAAGGGACATTAAAGAGGCTATTGAACAACTAGGGGGCTAATATGGAAGAAGAAATTGAAGATACTGTGGTTGCTGAAGATAATATCAATGATGATATTGCAAACGCGATTGATCAGCTGGAAACTCCGCGCGATGATGGGGGCAAATTTAAAGCCGAGGAGCCACAGGACACTGTGGCCGCCGAGCAGGTAGCGGATATTCCGCCAGCTCCGCAATCCTGGACAGCGGAAGCTAAGTTAGAATGGGCTAACGCATCACCAAGGCTGCGCGAGGAAATTGTTAAGCGCGAAAACGACATGCACCAGGCGCTAACTCGCCATGACGGCGATCTTAGACTTGGCCGTGAGATTAAAGAGGTGGTCGCGCCATACATGCCCATCATTACGGCGGAGGGGGGCACGCCAGCAGCAGCAGTACGAGATTTACTCAATACTGCCTATGTTCTGCGTACTGGCACACCTGAACAAAAGAAAGCTATCATTTTTAACACTGCCAAGCAATTTAACATTGATATTGGGGTACCGACCGATCAGGAATATGAGGACCCAACGATTGCCAGCTTAAAACAGCAAATTGAGGAATTGAGGCAATCCGCCAATCCTCAGGCCATCGAATCTCGCTTGCGTGAGCAAATAGAATCTGATAAGGTTAAATCTGAAATCGCCGCCTTCGCTTCTCAACCGGAGCATGTTCATTTTGAAACGGTACGCCCCCTCATGGTGGCAATACTGAATTCAGGACAAGCCAAGGATTTGAAAGAGGCTTACGATATGGCCTGTATGGCTAATCCGCAGATACGTACATCACTTGAAGCATCCAAAGCAGCGGAGCAACAGGCGAAACGTAAGCAAGAGATTGCAGCCAAGAAGCAGGCCGCCGCATCCGTCACTGGTAGTCCAGCTGTCCCCAGCAACGCCAAGGCGAAAAATTCCAACACAAGCGTTGAGGACGACCTTCGGGCCGCTTTCGATGAAATAGAATCAAGAATATAGCCAGGGGAATGGTTCTCCTGGCATCATAAGTTAGGAGTATTTCATGGCTTCTCCAAATTTGGACGAAATCACCACTACTACCCTGCGCAATCGCACGGGTAAACTTGCCGACAACGTAACAGAGAACAACGCACTGTTGAAGCGCCTGAAAATGCGCGGAAACGTGAAGCCTGTTTCTGGCGGACGCACCATTGTTCAAGAACTTGAATATGCTGAAAACGGCACCTTCAAGCGCTACAGCGGTTACGAAACCCTTAACATTTCACCTTCTGATGTGTTCACTGCGGCGGAATTCAATTACGCTCAGGCAGCTGTTGCTGTTTCGATGAGTGGATTGGAGCAACTGCAGAACAGCGGTAAGGAAGCAATCATTGACCTGCTCGGCTCGCGTATTAAGAACGCCGAAAAAACAATGATGAACAACATTGCTTCGGATTGCTATTCAGATGGCACCGCTGATGGCGGCAAGCAGATTGGTGGCTTACAGCTGCTGATCGATAGCACCCCCGCAACCGGCACCGTTGGTGGCATTAACGCAGCTACCTGGTCATTCTGGCAGAATATTGCCTCGACTGGTACGGCTGCAACCGCTGCCAACATTCAGGGCCTTATGAACGCAGTTGCATTGCAGCTTGTTCGTGGCACTGATTATGCTGACCTTATTATTGCTGATACCAATAAATACGGTTTCTACTTGTCGTCGTTGCAAGCAATCCAGCGTATCACCTCTGAGCAGGATGCCGGATCGGGCTTTACTTCACTGAAGTATTTTGGTGCTGGCAACGCTGCTGATGTTGTGCTTGATGGTGGTGTTGGTGGTGCGTGCCCGACCAACAGCATGTTCTTTATTAACACTAACTACCTGCACTTCCGTCCGCATGTAGACCGTAACTTTGTGCCGATTGGCTCGGAACGTTATGCTACCAACCAAGACGCAATGGTGAAAATCATTGGCTTTGCTGGTAACATGACTGTATCCAACCGTCGTCTGCAAGGCGTACTAACCAACTAAAGAAGGATAAATAATATGTCTTATGTAACAAATGGCATGATCGGCGTTGATCTTGACGCTGTAACTGCTGGTACGACTACGGATGGCGCGGGCGCAAAGTTCACGCTTGGGCAGACGGCAGTTGGCACTGATGGCCAACAATATGTCTATGTCCAGGCTGGCGCTGCTATCTCGACTACGACCTCGCAACCATTTGCGTTGGCCGTTGACGAGAATTTTCAAGCAGTGAAATTGACCAAAGCATTGGCATCTGCTGGTCATATTATTGCGTTTGCTCCCCAGCAAATCATTAGCGATAATGATTTCTTCTGGGCACGCACTCGCGGCACAAACTTTAATATTAAAGTTGCTCCTTCGTGTGCTGCGGACGTGAATCTGTGGACGACTGCAACTGCAGGCGTGCTGGATGATACTTCTGGCGGGTCGCATGTTGCCGTTCTTGGCGTTAAGCTCGTTGTGGCTGCTTCGGCTTCGGCTTCAGCAGGCTCGACGGTACGCGAGGCCATTGTGACGAACACCCTCGTTCCACTATTGATCGCGTAACGACTATGGCACAAGAGGCATGTGCAGGGGGCGGTGTAAAAGCCGCCCCCCTCCGACCACTAGAATTCATCCCCGGCTGCAACACATCTTCTGATGTTACGCAGAGCCAGCTGCTCGAAAATATTGAGCGAGAAGTCCCGTGGTTGGAAATGAAAGAACCCAATAATAAAGCATTATCTATTGTAGCCGGTGGCGCGTCTTTAAAGAGCTTTTGGCACACAATAGCCGGGGATGTCATGGCGTTGAACAACGCGTATGGATTCCTGCTGAATAATGGTATTCAACCAGATTATTTTATGCTGCTTGATGCCAGGCCGGATAATATTAGTTTTCTTAATAACATCTGCAGCAAAACCCATCATCTTATTGCGGCGCAGTGCCATTCATCAATATTTGAGCGTTTAGATGGGCATAAGACAACGCTCTATTTAACAACGCTACCCAATGTTGATGAGCTGACAAAGCACAAAGACAAGCCGAAAGTAAAAATAGCTGGGACCGTTGGAACGGTGGGCATTAAGGCATTATGTATGGCTTATGCCCTTGGCTATAGAGAGTTGCATTTATATGGATACGATAGCAGTTATGAAGGCAATCTTCATCATGCTTTCCCGCAACCATTAAATGATGATGTTAAAACGCTGGAGGTTTATCTGAATGGGAAGCGTTACATCACTACGCCGACCTTGGCGCATCAAGCAACAGAGTTTTGTGCCATGGCAAGGGGTATGGTTGAGCACTACGGCATGAGCATTCATATACACGGTTACGGACTGCTGCCGGATATGGTTAACTATAGCAACGCGATTGGCGAAATACCCTTAGAAATAAGGGAGCGTGAAAAATATGAAAAGATATGGCAACATGATGTTTATCGTAAAACTGCTCCGGGTGAATCCATGGTTGAGGATGCGATTGCCAATCTTGGTGGCGGCAAGACTGTTATAGACTTTGGTTGTGGAACCGGCCGTGCATCAGCAAAATTCATTAAATTGGGTTATGACGTTATATCTGTTGATCATGCCGAGAACTGCGTTGATCCGGGTCTTGAATTAAATTTTGTTCAGGCGTGTCTGTGGGACCTTCCTCCCATATCGGCATATATGGGGTATTGCACTGATGTTATGGAGCATATTCCCACAGAGAAAGTAAACGATGTGTTGCGTGGTATTTCGCAGAGAACGCAAGTGGCTTATTTTAATATAGCAACCAGAGATGATTCCTTGGGATCGCTCATAGGCCAAAAACTGCATATGACTGTTATGCCAGCGAAATATTGGAAATCGCTGATGGAGCAGTATTGGGATGACATTGAGATGCGTGAATCAGAGGGCGAGTGCATTTTCATTGTAAAGAAATCTAGTGCCTCCTAGATGGGGTGGTGGCGGGGCAACCTGTCACCACTTTTAATTAACAACGAGGCAATTTAGGAGGTTTTATGTTTTCAGACGCAACGATTAAGAAACAAGGCAACAATTATCAAGTCAGCTATGGTGACGATACCAGTGTTTATGCTGAGTTTTTCAAAGACGCTATTATTGATACGCAGCAAAGCGAACTACAAGGTAGGCCGATTTATCGCAACGTGAACATGTTGCGGATCATGTTTCCTGGCGACAATACAAAAGAAGTGGTTAGGATTGTGCGTATGGAGCCGTCCGGCAACCAGCCGTCCGATCCAGATCGATTCCCCAAGCAATGGGCCGCTTTCCAAAATCAAATAGAGCAGGTACAAGATGGTACGCCTATTGAGGAATGGCCGCCAATTAGCAAGGCGCAGGCATTAGAGCTAAAGGCGATGAAAATACACACTGTCGAGCAATTAGCTGCTGTTACTGACGCTAATTTACGCTGGATGGGTGCTCGCCAACTACGCGATAATGCCATTGCATGGCTTGCTGAAGCTGAATCTGGGGCAGAAACCATTAACCTGCGGAATCAGGTGGAGGCGCTAAAACTTCAGGTTGAGGCCCTTTTGAACCAGAACGCAGGATTTAATGCTAGCAAAGAATCGCCAGTGGTGGTAAAATCGGGCGACGCTGCACCTGTGTTGGAAGCGAATGATCCCAACATTAAGCCAATCGCAACTAAAATGCGAGGCAGGCCAAAAAAGGTAGCAGATGGCACGAACACTCCTTCAGTTAATGCAGCAGGCAGCTAATGAAATAGGCATTCCAGAGCCTTCACAAATAGTTGGTGCGCAAGACGAGCAAAGTAAGCAGCTACTGGCCCTAGCACAACGTGAGGGCAAGGATTTTAGCGTTCTTGCAAACAAGAATGGCGGCTGGCAAAACCTCCATAAGGAATACACGTTTACTACCACTGTGAGTACGCAAACTGGTACTACGGTTAGTGGCTCTGCTGTCGTCACTGGACTTAGTGATACTTCTGTGCTTGCTGCCAATACTTATGGCGCTTCAGCATCTGGTATTGCCAGTAATGCTATCATTTTGTCTATTGATAGCCCAACGCAAGTGACGCTTGATCAGGTGGCTACTGCTTCTGGCACGGTCAGTATTATCTTCGGTAAGATCGCCTATCCTCTGCCAAGCGATTTTGAATATTTTGTTCAGCGCACTTGGTGGGACAATACGTATAAATGTGAATTACTTGGCCCCATAACCGCTCAGGAGAAGCAAATTCTGAAATACGGCATTATTGCCAGCGGACCGCGCAGCAAATTCTATATACGAAACAATCTTATGTACCTAAATCCAATGCCCGCAGTGGATGGCAGTTTGTTTGCGTATGATTATTTCAGCAATGCGTGGTGTCAATCATCGGGTGGCACTGCCCAGCAGATATGGGCCGCCGATACCGACACATACAAACTCGACGAGGATTGTTTTATACAAGGGATCAAATGGCGATTCCTGCGCGCTAAGGGTCTTGATTATACCGAGGAGCGCCAAAGCTATGAAATGGATTGTCAACGAGCTATGAGCCGTGATGCAGGAAACCGCGATCTACCAATTGCCGGTGGCACCTATGGTGCGCGATTCCTGAATGATGACAACATTCCAGAAACCGGGTTCGGCCATTGATACCTTCGCGCAAAAGAGTTTCTAAGACTGCTTCGCTTCAATCCCCGACGGGTGGCCTGAACGCTAAGGACCCTATTGCGAATATGAAGCCGACTGAGGCAGTCACATTGCAAAATTGGTTCCCGACACAATCGAGCGTAGATATAAGAAACGGGCATTCCAGCCATGTCACGGGGTTTACATCTCCTGTAGAGAGCCTGCCATTCTATAATGATGGGATTAATCAGGAGCTATTTGCCGTTTCTGGGGGTAGTATTTATGACGCTACAACTGCAGGCGCTGTCGGCTCTGCTGTGGTGAGCGGACTGAGCAATGCTAGGTTCCAAAGCATTAATATGGGTACAGCTGGCGGCTTTTTCCTTATGATGGTTAACGGTGAGGATAAGCTGCAATATTATGACGGCACAACATGGTCGGAGGATGGCGATACTTATACAATTTCAAACGTAGATACTGCAGACTGTATCCATATCAATAATTTTAAAAACCGCGTGTGGTTGATTGAAAAAGACAGTTTTAACGCATGGTATCTACCCGTATCAAGTATCGGCGGATCGGCGGCAGCCCTCAATCTTTCTGGCTTATTCAGGCTTGGTGGATATTTGATGGCCATGGCTAACTGGACTATTGACAATGCCTCTGGTGTTGATGATTACGCAGCCTTCATTACAAGTGAAGGTGAGGTTGCTCTTTATAGGGGCACTGACCCGTCAAGTTCTACCACCTGGGCGCTTGTTGGCACTTTTCGCATGGGTCGGCCTGTTGGGCGGAGATGCTTCTGCAAGGCTGGAGCAGATGTGCTGGTGCTAACCACAGATGGTGCGTTCCCATTGTCACGCGCCCTATTGACGGATAGAACGCAATTAAATCTTGCCGCCACAGACAAAATCAGTCCGATATTCAATGCTGATGTGCGTTCTTATGGCGAAGTATATGGATGGCAACCGATTATCCATCCATTCGGGCAAAAACTGATTGTGAATGTTCCAACAATAGAGGGCACTGAAGCGCGGCAGTACGTCATGAATACGAACAGCGGGGCATGGACCCAGTTTCTTGGCTGGAATGCTGTATGTTTTGAGGTTCTTGGGGACAAGCTATATTTTGGCGGCGCAACAGCAGTTTATGAGGCAGATGTTGGAGAAGATGATGACGGCGCTGAAATAACATGCGTAGCCCAGCAGGCATATGATTATTTCGGGTCACGCACTGGCATTAAAAAATGGTCAATGGCACGTTGTATATTTACCAGTAATGGGGTTGTAAACCCGGCGGTATTGCTTAATACTGATTTTGCTCAGGATCGCACAACTGTTTCGCCAAGTTTCGTAGACAACACTGGATCGCCATGGGATACGTCGCCATGGGATACATCAAATTGGACGCGTGGCGACAGTATTATTAAAAACTGGCAAACCGTAACCGGCGTGGGTTATGCGGGTGGTATTCGAGTTGTCACGCAAACTAAGGGCCTAACATGTAAATGGCAAAGCACAGATTTTGTTTATGAAATTGGAGAAGTTCTGTGAGGCTGGTTTACGGCCAAGACGAGTATATCGCAAAGTGGGTTTCTGATAAAATAGGCAATCAGGATTTTGGGCCGTGCAGAGCAATTGGGGTTGAGCGGGATGGCAAATTAATCGCTGGTGTTGTTTATAGCAACTATATCGAGAGTCCAACCGGTAAGCCAATAATGGTAGAAATATCTATGGCGGCTATTGACTCCAGATGGGCGACGCGTTATACTTTGCGTGAGTTATTTGCATACCCCTTCATCCAGCTTCGAGTGGAAAGAGTGCAAGTCACGACTCCGGTGGAGAGCGAAGGGGTGCTAAAAATCAATAAAAAACTTGGTTTTATTCACGAAGGCATCGCTCGCAAAGCACATTTCCTTGGCGGCGATGTGCATGTTCTCTCCATGTTACGCAACGAATGCAAATGGTTGGAGAACTAAGTGGGTAAAAAAGCACCATCAGCACCGGCCGCGCCTGATCCGGTAGCGACTGCGCAGGCGCAAACCGCGACCAACAAAGAAACCGCGATTGCTAATGCCCAGCTTGGGATGATCAATCAATACACTCCTTATGGCAACCTTATTTACAGTAAGCGTGGGGTAAGCGCTGAGGGCATTCCAGAGTATGACAGCCGCATTGAGCTAAGCCCGGAGCAGCAACAGCTGCTGAATATGTCTAACCAAGGCGATATAGGCACTTATCAGTTGGGATTGGGGCAGTTGGGGCGTATTACCAACGCCGTTAGTAGCCCGTTTAGTTATGAGGGGCTGCCAAGTTACGGTGAGCAGGATCAGAACGCAGCGGCCTCCCGCGCGGAAGAAGCCATTATGGCGAGGCTCAACCCGCAATTCCAACGGGACGAGGAAGCGCTAAGATCGCGGCTAATCAACCAGGGCATTGGACAGGGTTCTGATGCTTATAATATTGAAATGGAGCGTTTCAACCAGGCAAAGAATGACGCAAGGTTGCAATCGATTCTTTCTGGGCAGCAGTATGGCAACGCTGAGTTAGAAGCAGCTTTGAAGCGTAGAAATCAGGGTATTCAAGAATACACTACGCAGCGCAATGCGCCATTGAATGAGTATAGTGCGCTCACTAGCGGTACGCAGATTCAGAATCCACAATTTCAATCTACGCAAAGCGGCAGCATGGCTCCGGTTGATTATGCTGGATTGGTTCAGAATCAGTACAATTCCCAGCTTGGTAGGTATAATAGCCAAGTTGCAAGCAATAACGCCACCACTGGTAGTTTCCTTGGCACGCTTGGGCAATTGGGCGGCGCGTGGATCGCATCTGATATTGGCGTGAAGCACAACATAAAACCTCGCGGCACTAAGAACGGCCACAATCTTTATGAGTTTAGTTATATTGGCTCATCTGACCGTTATGTTGGTGTGATGGCGCAAGATGTGGAGCAATACATGCCAGAGGCGGTGCGTTACAACGGTTCACATAAAGAAGTAAACTATGCCGCCCTTGGCCTTGAAATGCGGAGCGCGTAATGGTGCAGTTTTTCGATCCAGCACAAGAAACAAAAATCAAGCAGCGCAGAATGTTGGCTGCTGCCCTGCAGAAACAAGGTGCGCCAAAACAAACTGAGGTTATTGGTGGCTTTGCCGTCCCTCAATCAAGCCTGGAGCAATTGGCTCGTGGACTTGCTGGCGGCATTGGTTCCTATCAAGCCGTAAAGGCTGGTAAAGACGAGGAGGAGCTGGCAAAATCGCGCCAAGCTCTCCTGTCGGAAGCTCTCAGTAAGCTGGACACTGACCAAAAGGGCGCTGGCGCGATGCTTGCGCAGGACCCATCGATGATGGCCGCTGGCCTTGGCCTTATTACTGATGCAAACAAGACAGAACGCGCGCAGATTCTTGCTGATTCCCAATTCTTGCAAAAACAGCAACTAGCTGATGAGGCGGCCAAGAACGCTAGGATTGCGGCTGGTATTAAGGCTGGAACCATGGGGGTTGATGAGCAGGGAAATCCGACTGCTCTTACTGGTGGAACGCCTAATCAAAGGGCTATGGATGTAAAAACTTCAGCATACGAAGTTGCGGATCGTTTGTTAAAAAATGAAGCTGGCGTAAAAGCGAATCGCGGCGGAATCAGCACACTGTTTCCCAATATTAGCGATAGCGCTATCAATGCGGAAGGTGATTTGGAAACTTTGGCTTCACTGTTAACAACAGAAAATCTTGGCCTTTTGAAAGGCGTCCTGTCTGATACTGATATGAAAGTATTAAAAGATATTGGCGCTGGTGGTCTTAAGGGTGCGGATAAGCAGGTTTTAGATAATCTAAGAGCCATAAGAGATAAGTTGGGTAACCAGATAGGGGCCACTCCAGCTTCTTCACAGGAACTTCCGCCAGAAGCCAGACGGGCACCCGATGGTAATTACTATATCCCCGACCCTAATCGTCCCGGTAAATATCTAAAGGTTGAATAGTGGCAACACTTACGCCAGTTGATTACGACCCATTTGCGAAAGCAGAGCCGAAAAGCTCGCCCATGAGCTATGCAAAGTGGCTAAATCCGGTAGCTGCTACTGGTGAGGTTGTTGCGAAAAATCCACGCACAGCGCTAGAGCAGGCTTTGCAGGGTGCTACCTATAACTTTGGTGATGAAGTATCTGACAGAATAGGTGCCAACATTGCATACGCGGCCGATAAGATTCAGGGTGTTGATGGTGGGAGCGTAAACGATATTTACAATTGGGCGCGTAAAGATACACAGAAGCGACTCGCAAAACAATTGCGGGAAACACCGAAATTGGCTATAGGTTCACAGATAGCTGGTGGGCTTTTAACGGGGGGTGCTGGTGCTACAACCAAAACGGGGGCGACGCTTGCTAATAGCTTACGCACTGGTGGACTCGGATTGCGTGCTATTAAAGCGGCTTTACTTGGTGCCGCGTCTGGCGCTGCCTCTGGCTTTGGCGCTGGAAGCGGTGCTGAAGATAGATTGGACCGCGCCGGTAATTCGGCTGTGGCTGGTGGTGTGGTTGGTGGCACTATCCCCGTTATGGGGGCGGCTGCTGATTCAGTAGGTAAGGGTGTAAATCTCGCAAAAACTGGCTTTGCCGCTCGTAGTAGAGATGAACTGATTGAATCAGGGCAAGAGCTAAAAGATGTTGTTAGCGCTGCTTATAAAAAGGTGGATGAGGCTGGCGCTTCGCTCACTCCCCAAGCATCACAAGAGCTTATTAATGGCATGGAAAGTAACCTTGCCAAAATAGAGCTTATTCCAGAATTAAACCCCAAAACGCTTGGTGTAGTAAACTACATCAAAAATGCGGCGGCGAAGGGAGAGCTTAAGGTTACGCAAGTAGACCAATACCGGCGGCTGCTTTCTGGAATTAAGGATGAAGATGGGGTTGCGGCTTCTGCCGCGAGAAAAGGAATTGATGATTTTCTTAGCGCGCTAGATGAAACAAAGTTGAGCGGCGGTGATGTTAATGTTGGTAAATACCTACTGGACGCACGTCGCGCTGCTTCGCAGAATTTCCGTTTCTCTAAAGTTTCAGAAATCCTGCAGAAAGCGGACGGTGACCCCAATAAGATCAAATCTGGGCTTACTTCCCTTTTGAACAAAAAGGGGGCAACAAGTGGGTGGAGTCAAGATGAGGTGGCGGCTTTACGTGAAGCTGCCAGTGCAAGTACGCCAGAGAAATTACTTAAAATGGCGGGGAAATTTGGCCTTGATTTGGGCACCTCTACTAGCATTGGAAATACTGTAGCGCCGCTTGTCGGAAGTGCTGTTGGTGGTGCTGCTGGTGGTCTTAGCACGGCTGGTGTAGTGCCGGTTGCGGGAACTGCTGCCAGGTATGGTCAGAAACTTGCTGCACGCGGCAAGGCCGAGAATCTATTGCGAACCATTGAGGGCGCTACAGTAGAAAAGGGTGGGCTTCCTGCTCTTATATCTGCTGATAAGGCGGGGCAAGTCGCGGTGCCTGCGGCGGCGGTGACTGGCGGTGCCGTTGCCCAACAGCCTAATGTTCCCCAAGCCCCTGCACCAAGACTAACGCCAATAGACTACGATCCATTTGCTGCGCAGCCGCAGGCGAGCGCAAGTCCATTAGCCGAGCGCATTAGAACCGCTGAATCAAACGGCGACCCAAATGCTAAAAATCCCAATAGTAGCGCGTCTGGACTTTATCAATTTACTGACTCCACATGGCGTAGTGCCGTGGATAAATGGGGGCGTTCTCGCGGAATCAAGTACGGCGACAAGAATAACCCGCAAGCACAAGAAATACTAATGCAGGAACTTACCAAAGACAATGCCCGCATCCTTCAGAATAAGGGTATTGAGCCTACGGATGGGAATTTGTATTTCGCGCACTTTATGGGTGCCCCGGCAGCGAGTAAGGCAATTAGTATGTTGGGTAAGAACGCTATAGCTGCTCGCAGCTTTCCTGATGCGGCAAAAGCAAACCCAACAATATTTTTTAGCAATGGTAAGCCCCGCACTATTGATGAGGTCTACCAACTTATAACTAACAAGGTGGCATAAATGGCTTTTAATGGAAATGGCGTTTTTGTAAGGCTCTACAACTGGGCAAACGATGCTGCTGCGAATATCAAAATCCGTGCTGATCGCATGGATAATGAAATGAACGGCTTTGCTACTGGCCTATCTACATGTGTAACGAAAGATGGGCAGACTACCATTACTGCCAACCTGCCCATGGCGGGTTTTCGCCACACCGGAGTTGGGAATGCAGCCTCGCGTACAGATTATTCTTCATTTGGCCAGGTGCAAGATGGAAAGTCTGCTTGGGCTGCAGCAGGCGGCACATCTGATGCCATTACGGCCTCCTACTCTATTCCAATTACTGCTCTTGTTGATGGCCAACTATGCTATGTGCGCGCCGGTGGCGCGAATGCCACAACTACTCCGACATTTAGCCCAAACTCATTAACAGCGCGCACTATAGTAAAAAACGGTGGTAACGCTCTTGCTGTTGGCGACATTGCGGGTTCTGGTCATGAGTTAGAACTAAGATATGATTTATCTAACACGCGCTGGGAATTAATGAATCCCAAAAGTGCCGTTGTTCCGTTTACTCCAGCTTCTGCTTCTGGTGCTGCGGCTTTAGAATTTGCTGAGGATACCGACAATGGATCAAACAAGATCACCCTAAAGGGGCCAGCTTCCGTTGCATCCAATGCTGATGTGACACTTCCTGATACGGCTGGGACTTTGGCTCTTACCGCGAGCATAGCGAGAATTAACGATTTTCGCCTTACCCTTACTACAGGTGTTCCGGTTACCATAACTGATGTTACCGGCGCGGGTACGCTTTATTTCACTCCTTATAAGGGTAACTTGATAAGCCTCTACACAAGCAGTGCGTGGAAGGTTTTTAGCACCAGCGAGATTAGCATATCTCTTTCGGGTTACACCAGTGGCAAGCCATATGACGTGTTTGTGTACGACAACGGCGGCACCCCAACTTTGTTAACAACGGTCTGGACGGATGACACAACGCGGGCAACCTCCCTGGCTTACCAAGATGGCGTTCTTGTGCAATCAGGGACTCCGGCATATCGTTATGTTGGGACAATTTACACCAGTGGCACTGGCACTACTGAAGATAGTGTGACAAAACGCTATGTGTGGAACTACTATAATCGCGTGATTCGCAATGTTGCTGTTCAGGAAACTGGAAGCGCCAGCCATGATTACACAACGGCCACATGGCGCAATATGAACAACAGCGCCAGCAACGCCGTTAAAATACTTAGAGGAGTAGCAGAAGATGCTGTGCGTCTTACTGCGCAGGCGTTTGTGCAAAATACAAGTGCAGCGGTTATTTTTGCTACTGGTATTGGTATTGATTCCAGCACTGTAAACAGCGCACAGATAGCGGCCAGCGTAACTCCAGCCGCAAACGTTGGTACTATAGCAATGGCGGAATATGTTGGCTGCCCGAGTACTGGCTTACACACCTATAATTGGCTGCAATACAGCGCAGCTACGGGTACGGCGACGTGGTTCACCTTTAATGGTGTATTTGTTTCCGGCTTGGTTGGTACAACACTAGCATAGGGGAAGATATGGACTTACTAGAACAAGGTAACTACGCCGGAACTGATGTAAACTACACTATCCCCGCAGGGACTAACCGTATTGTTTTAAGAATGCAAGGCCCCGGAGGGCCGGGTTGTGCGGGTAGCGCATCCGTTGCTGGCAGTGGCGGCGGATCGGGTGTGCGTTCATATTGGAATATCTTGGGGAATTTAGGCGGTAAAGTTATTAATATAAAAGCCCCATATAGCACTAACGGCGGGATTTATCCTGCTGGGCGTGGTTCCCCGGCACCCTTTACTAAGGTTATATGGGACAATGGGCTAGAACTTATAGCCGGTTCTGGCGAGCCGGGCTTTCTTACTATCGGAGGAAAATCTGGAAACACTGCCACCAATACTTCCGATCAAGGCGGAACCGCAACTTGGCCTTCTTATTGGACAAGTGTTACGCAGTTTAATAAGGGCGGTGAAACGGGTCAATCATCCGTAGGAACCATAAAAGGTCGCGGAGGGAATGAAGGGGATTCTGGTGGCGGTGGAGCCGGTGGAGGTGTAGGGCAATCAGCGCCTGCTATTGGTCAATATGGCGGTGCGAATCCCGGCTATGTTCAATTTGAGTGTTATGGCACGCCGGTTGTTCCGATAAATGATCCGACAAAGCTACTTTTATATTTCGGCACTGCTTTTGAGGATTCCTCACCTTATGAAAGAACGGTAACTGCTCACGGTACATGCCGTGTGTCATCTGGCGCGATGATCGTTGACGGGGCTGGTTATGCAGATATTGGCTGGCTTGACGGTGGAACGATTGCTGATTTCAGCGGTGATTTCACATGGGAGTTTAAGTTCAAAGCCTATACACAATCTGGCTTCCGTGGCCTTGCTGCTGTTGGGGATGCGTATCATCCATTCTTAATCGGACGTGACGGTACTGATCTTAAATTCTGGTCAAGTTCCAACGGTACTTCGTTTGACATTGCGAACGGTGTTTCCATGGGAACGCTAAGCACAAGCAATTTCGTTCACATTGCCGCTGTGCGTGATGGCACTGATTTACGTCTTTATAACGACGGGGTTTTAATCAACACCATTACAGGTTTTACAGCTTCGGGCGTTCAACCGTTCTACATGGGTGGTCAGAAGAATAACTGGCAATCCATGGGTGAGTTTAAAATGGTAAGATTCCGCACGGAAGCAATGTACGATTCTAACTTCACCCCGGCGGTGAGTACTTACAGCTAGATTATTTATTAACAACCCTTAATTATGGGGATAGAGTTGAAAGATGTTAGGGAGGCAATCATGGCATTAGAACGTGTTGTTGAGCGCCACGAAACACGCATTATGGAAAACAATGCGAACATCCAAGCTATCCTTACATGGCGTGCTTCGATAGAAAAAAGCGTTGAGGTGCAGAAGGAATTGGTTGAGGTTGGGCAGTCCATCATCGAAGCATTAGGATGGGTTGCTAGGGCTGCGAAGTGGATATGTCAGATAGGCGCTGCTGTTGGGGTGGTGTGGGGCGCTATTAAAGGCGCTTTGTGGTTAGGGACGCATCCATGAGCGACCTGCGCAGCCAGTTAGTTCTACATGAGGGTTTAAAAACCGAGCTATACCGCTGCACCGCAGGCTACCTTACTATAGGAGTCGGACATAATATAGATTCCAACGGCTTACCCCCCTTAATGCGTAAGTGGTTAGATGAGCATGGCTCAATCACTCACGATATGGCCATGAAGTTATTAGATCAGGATATTGCTGTATGTGAGGCAGAATTAGACCGCTATCACCCATGGTGGCGTACTATGAGCGAAATCCGCCAGCGTGTACTTTTGGACATGTGCTTCAACATGGGAATTGAAACCCTAGGAACATTTAAGAATACGCTTAAAGCCATGAGAGAAATGCGCTATAGTGATGCTGCCGACGGCATGCTTAAAAGCAAGTGGGCAACACAGGTTAAGGGCCGGGCCATAAGACTGGCTAAGATGATGAAAACCGGGAGGGACTACGCATGATCGCTTTACTTTCAGGTATTGCTGGCTTCCTGTCCTCTATGGCTCCCGAGATTCTTGCCCTTATTCGTTCCAACAGCGACAAGAAGCATGAAATAGAGGTCATGCAAAAACAGGCCGAGCTGGGCTTACAACAGGCCCGTAGCGAGCAATTAAAGGCAGAGGCCGAAGCAGACATGCGGGCTTTAGAGGCCGCACAGCGCAGTTACAGGGCCGAGCTAGGTCTAGCTAAGGATTCATGGATTGCGGCTTTCTCTGCCTCCGTAAGGCCCGTGGTAACCTACACGTTCTTTATTCTTTATGCCGCCGTAAAGGTGAAAACCATTCTCTTTGTGATGGGGTCTATGTCCATGCCTGCTTTACCGTGGCAGATAGCTGATGCGCTTAAATTGATATGGACAGACGAGGATGCCTCATTATTCAGCTTTATCGTATGTTTCTGGTTCGGGCAAAGAGCAAGCAAGCGTGGCAAGAATGCTTAGGGCTTTAGCAGTTGGTTATGTTTGTGTGATGGTAATCATGGCGTTGTTACTTATTACCGGCTGCAGCTTATCAACGAAACCAACTGACAGAAAATGGGAAGCTATGTTTGATACGGCACTGATCCAGCCTTCTTACAACCAACCCAAGATGTTAGTTAAATAAGCTCCCTGATGGCTCTATTCATACCCCTGCACCACACCTCACTAATAGTGGAGTATTCCATATGAAGCTCCTCACACATCGTAGTGAAGGTTGAGTCTTTGTTCTGAATGAAGTGTTTAATCACACGTTGTTCGGGTGCTTTAAGGGTGTTTACCACCTGCCAGAATAAGGGATGGTTGATGTAGTCCCTGTAACGATCAAGTGTTTTGGCCTTACGTTTTAGGGCTTGTTGATAGTAGCGGTTTTTATTCTCGATGCGGGTATTTACATGCATGGCACAAATACAAGGATGGTTAGAACAATTGAAACGGCTATCTCATAGAGTTTCATTTGATGCTCTTTAAAAGAGAACGGGTCATTCCGTCAGTAAAGGGGCTGTTTGCTATGTCTTCTATATCCTGTTGAAGTTTGCACCCGTCCATTACCTCTTGTGCTAGTTTAAGCATATCAGCGTCATGGCATTTAAGTAGAACATGTTGGGCTAGCTGTTTACAGTTGTTCATTTTCTGCGTTCCTTTTCCCGGCGGTTGCCGGCGTTGGTTTGAAGTGATGGTCTGATTCTGCGTTCATGCTTGCGGCGTTCACCGAGGATGGCCTTAACGACTTTACGCACCTGCAAGCCTGTAATACCGTCAATTCCAGTGGCAAGGACTCTGGCGACAGCTTCATCTTCGGTTTCCTGCGCAGGGATCGCGTTGAGGGCTAGGAGATGGCGTGCAATGCGAGTAGCTAATTCGCGCAGCGTCATGGTGCGCCAATCTAAACCCGTCATGGCAGCAAGAATCTGGGTTACTAATTCCCATTCCCCCACCGGCTGTTGCTGTGTGATGCGGGTGCCGGATATATTCCACGCCTTTATTGCGTATTTTGGTGCTGGAAAATCTAACGTATAAGCCCGAACACCGCAATAATCCTCGTCACTACCGCAGCCCACATGGAAACCATCTTCATCTTCAAAAAGCAAAGATTGACCACCACAAAACGGGCACGGCAATAATTTCTCACTCATCATTTCTCTCCTTGGGTGGGCTTAGTGAGGGCTTTTGCAATTGCCGCCGCGACACCTTGGGGATTCACTAATCGCTTTGGTACGCCGTTTGTCGTCCAATCTGCACCCTGTTTCTCAATAACGTCCAAAACGATGCGCTCCACATCCACCCCATCTGGCTTGCCCTCGGTTAAGGCCGCCGGCCGGTAAATAACGCCATTGTAGCTTATGCACTTGTGTCCGGGGCCTTTATACTGGTCGTCCCTATACACGCGCAGGTGTACGTCTTCCCATTTATGATCACCGCTTTTGGGCTGGGTGCGGGCATAATTAACGCCAGCCGAAAACCAGTGCCAAGCCTCGCGCGTGTCGCCATCACTATATCTGCCGTCTACGCAATCGACGCTGTTGCTCCGATCATCCTCGACGTATGCGGCTTCAAACGCTTCACGTTCTTTTTCCATCACTTACTCCTTCGCGGTAGCGTTCAATATGGCGTAGGCTCGCTCATATTCTGCAAGTTCCTCCATTGCTTCTGCGCGACGAATATTTGCGCGCTTTATGTCATCATCAGCGGCTTGTATTAGCAGCTTTTTTGAATCGATATTCTGTGCTAATTGCCAAAGTACGCTGCCTGACTTGTGTTGTGTTTTCATACATCTATCCTTTCACTTCGCGGTGGTGGGTGGGGTTTATTTCTGTAACCTTGCGCGCACTGCACAGTCTTTTGCTTCAAGCAGCTTGCGCAATGCCGTTGTCTGTTCGGAACCAACTGGCAAAGCAGTTTGTACATAGACCGCGAGGCTATGAAATTTGCTGCTGACTTCCTGCAAATGCTCCGGCAGGTGAGAGTACGAGAAAAACTGCATAAGCGTGTGTTGTGATTTTAAGTCGATATTCATTTAGTAGTCTCCCTTGGTTGGTTAAATTTATGTGCAATAGATTCGCTAAACTTCTTCATTTCAGCGCAGGCGAACTCGTAAGTAACTGGGTAACTCCAATCACCGAAGCCATACGGCGTGCGCCAGCCCTTGCTTTTTGGTATGCGCCAATCGGGATGGGCTTCATCAGCGTGCGCTTCCGCGAAGGCTTGCGTGGTGAACTTCTTTCCGCATTTAGCTGGGCATAAAACAGCCATACCACTACTCCTTCCGTATCTGTGGCAAGCGGGCGAGGATGGAGCGGGCTGATCGAGCGTAATATTTCCAGTTGTAAGTTGCCCAATCCTCCTTGGTTGCGCCGCTTCGACAGTCGCGTTTCCACGCTTCATCGCAAAGCGCTTTCGCCAACTCCTCCTCACTCACCTTCGGCATTGCGGCTTTGTTGCCAAGGAATTTCAGTGTCATGTTATGAATGGTCGCAATATCACGCGCCGTTCTGGTAGTCATAAGCGCAGATATTTTCTTATTCTGATAGACTATCCACGCCTTATTGGGGTTACCGCTGCGCACAACTTTCCATGTGTAATCCTCCACCACATCGGCAGTTTTCTCGTTGTCACTTTGCATGGGGGACTCCTGAGGGGGTTGTTGCGGGCAAGACAAATTTTCCCTGCCACGTTTTCCAGCTGCGCTCTACCGCACCTGTGCCGGGAAACAAATCGTGCAACGTGTCGTCGGGATGCGCGCCGACAAGTTCAAACGCCCAATGACAAACCGCCTCGGGCTTGGCTCCGGTTAAGCCGCGTTTTAGCGTGATGCTTTCCTGTATCCAGTCGCGGTTTACTTGCCGCTTGCTTACAACCGGCTTCCTCGCTGGCTTGATGATTACTGGCTCCCATGCGTAGGCCACTGGCACGTTGCGCTTAAACGCTGCAAAGCCCTTAACCCACGAACACCACCGCGCACCAGTCTTTTCTACCAACGGAGCCAGAATCGCCATGCTGGCGGGAGTTGCTGCGGCATGTAGCACCCACCCGTCGTAAGCGTATTCCAGTTCCTCAATCAACCGTGCGTGGTCAACTTCGCCAGCATAATCTGGGTGGTCTTTGTATAGGTGGGCGCACCCAATATACGGCGGGTCTGCGTAACCAATATCCATACCCCTATTCCTTCCCCAGCACTTCGTTAATTGCGGTGATTGCCTGTTTGGTTTTGTGCAGCGGTGATTTACTCGGCTCACCAACATAAGGCCCACGCTCGAACTGATTTACGATTGCTTCCGCAGCATCCCGCGCCATTTCCAGCACTGGCAGCAGGCTGGCGCTTTGTATCGGCTTCCAGTGGGTGTGCGGCCCGAATCCGTGAACAGAATTAATCTGATCTTCTAGCGGGTGGCCTTCCGCATTATACCATTCACCGATGTCTATTTTCTGGCCAACACCAAGTAGATAAACTTGGGCACCGTTGCGCGGGATAGTGGCGAGTGGCTGCCATTCATCTTGTGGCAGGCGGGCGCGTTCGGTGGTGAGGGCGGCACAGGCAGCGATATTACAGATTTCCATGAATGGTTCGTGCCTCCAAGTGTCTGGAAGAGCCTCTGCAATAGACTTAACTGCATCATCTAGGTTGGGAGCGGAAGTATCGACTCTTCCCGGCGTGTGTGCACCAACGCCTGCTACCGTGCCTCCCTCAAGACCGTCCATTGCGTGGCGAGCAATCCAATCAATTTCCCCAGCTTTTTCTGGATATTGATGAGTAAGTTCGTAATTGCCGCCCAGAGCAATCGCATCCGATTCAATGCTCTTTAGTGCATCGCGCATTTTTTCCGCAACGGGAGCAATCAAATTAAGCGCTGCCTCGGCAAGAACCATGTATTTTTGCACCCCATGTGGCTGAACCCGATTCCACCCATAGTTAAAAAATCCAGCTTTGTGACCAGCTTCATGCATGGCTTTTGCTGTGTTCTCAATCAGTGCCTCTCTATCCATGTCGCGTGTGTTAGTCATGGTTAACGTCCTTGTTGGTAGGTGAGAGCAGCGCCCATGCGACGTTAATCGGGTGGGTATCTGGAAGCATTGCGCCTTGGCCGCTATCAATATGTTTCAGAAGATCATAAAGGCCATCCTCCAACACCTTCACCCGCTCCCAAGCATCCTGCTGGGTGGAAAGTGCGGCTTGGTAGCCTATCCATGCAGCATCAGTAACTCCATAATAGCCATCACCTGCGCGATCCAATGGCAGCCCGCTTCCACGCATCGCATTCTCGAAAGCTTCCCGCATTTTGTCTTGCTCAGTCATCACTCATCTCCATTAATTCATACATCAGCTTGTAAATAATCACATGCCCCCACATTCCGGCAGCCATTGTGTGAAACACCATATGCCAGACTTGCCGCTGTAAATCTGACACGCGAGCACGGTCGATCACGTCTTGGACTTCGTGGGTAGGATAAACCTGGATGACCTTAGCGTTCATTCGCCTTCTCCCTCATTAGAATCTCATACATAATCATAACGACCGCGACCGCGACCGCGACCGCGACCGCGACCGCGACCGCGACCGCGACCCCGACCACGACCCCGACCACGACCGCGACCGCGACCGCGACCGCGACCCCGACCCCGACCGCGACCCCGACCCCGACCGCGACCCCGACCCCGACCTGTCATGGCCGCTGCTTAAAAAAGCGGCGTTCATACGCTACTCCCTATTTCTGAGTTTTCGGCAATTCGTGCGTCCATACCGTGGCGTCGATCAGCGAGCCACGCCCGATTAGGATGTTATTAGTAAACGGCTCGACTTCATTTAATTTACCTTCTTTGACGGCGTTAAAAAACCGTCCAGTATCGGCAACCCATGAAGCACTGGATAGCTCTAACTCCTTATCGCCAACCCATTCCAGACGACCAACCAGAATCATAGTGACGGTGCGGATAAGATAAGATTCACCCACCTTAAATTTGTGTTCAGCGTTTGATACAGATGTGCCGAATAAGGATTTAAGCTCCTTAATGTCGCCCAGCGTCAGGTTATCAATATTGCATTTAGTCACGGCTACTCTCCTTGGTTAAAATTAATTGGTTTAGTAAGATACGCTCACGCTCCCTAGCAATCAGTGCATCCATTCGCTTGAATGACTCTGCCACCTCATCCCGTTTTGGGAACTGTAGAACCTGTGCCATTACACGCTCCACGTTCCATGCTGTTCTCTGTCGCTCGGCTCGTCAGCATCTTCTTTTAACGCCTCGACTTCATAACGGATCAGCTTTTCCAACTCTCGCAATGTTTCCTGCGGTGCGTGAATCTCGTTGTCATCCTCGTCGTAAGTGTATGCTTTCTTGATTAGCATGGAATGCCCGCCTTGGTTAAACACATACTCGCCTAATACCTTAGAAGCATCAAGCAACTCGCCTTCAAACTCGTCGTATCCATAAGAGGATTCTATGCACCAGATCATATCTCTAACTCCTTAATAACGGTTTTAGTTTCCGTAGGTTTTTTTAAGAAAGATTCCACCTCATCAGCAGTTAAGCTAACCGAGCCAGTCACAAAGAGCCAATCTCCTTGCTCGTCCTGATATTCGGCGTGATAGGTCGCCGCCTCTTTTACGATTCTATACTTCATAACTACTCCACTATCTCAATGAAATGAAAACCCCACGGAGTCCTAACCTTAGCAAGGCTCTCAGCAACGTCCTTTCTGATTGCCCGCACCATGCGGTATTCGTAACCCATGGGACTTATATATTTTGCACGCCATACCATAACTACCTCGCTAACGTGTGAAAGCATGTATCACGCGAATGGCCCTTAGCCATGCACGCTTCAATGCTTGATTCAGGAACGTAGCAGCAGATCAGCAAGCCAATGATGCAGGCAGCTGCTACTAGGATTAGGGTTAGTTGGTTGTTCA